GGTGAAGGAAGTGTCAGATTAAAATTAATTCTCAAAACTACATTGATATCAAGATTATTTTCGTAATTAATTTGTTTCAACACTTCATTGCACAATGGTGCCCATTCCGAATTTGGTAGAGAAAAGATATTCTGGTCTCCACCAGACCCAGGAGACCTTAACACAGAATGACTAAAGTATGGAAAACAATTCCACAATTTTTTATCTTCTTCAGTAGGAGGACCAAATGGAGTTTCTACATAAACCCAAGGAAAATTTGAAGAAAGCACATCTGCTTTCAGAGATAGATACTCTGGTGTTTTTGGGATTGCAATAGTTTTCATTTAAACTTACACTCCACCATCAATTCAGTAAGACAGGCAAGTAAGTTAATCTCCTGGTCAGCAACAAAAGCAACTTGATACTGATACTTAGCAAGCACCAGGACAGCAGGAGGAATAGTAGACCCCTCAATAAACTCAGTGAGAGAATCATACACCTTACGCATGATGATATTAGGGTCACTGTCCATGTTGTTTACCACCCACTTACGCACGGTAGTAAACTCTTTATTCTTCATTGCACGAATCAATTCATCTAGATTAACATCGGCAATGTCACAGAGCACAGCAGAATCTAGAGACCCACCAGCAGAGTGACGCTGTGCCTCATTCAAGAGACGCCGCCAGTCGGGGTAGTAACGCTGAATGAGTTTGACCACCACCTTGTCTTCATACGCCACACCAGAGGCGTCTAGGATGCCCTTCAAGCGGTCAAAGAATTGTGCCTGAAGGCGTTGCTGCTCCGCCTGCTTAATTCGGAAGTCAACGACGGTGCATCGAGAGTGCAGTGGTTCTGCAATCTTGTTGATAAAATTGCAGGTGAAGATAAAGCGACAGTTGCTATGATACTCTTCCACGAATGTGCGAAGAGAAAGTTGCACATCATGAGTTGTATTGTCCGCCTCATCGATGATGACAACTTTATGAGCACCACCACCAATCAAAGATTTAGTGGTAGCGAAGTTACGAACTTTAGTGCGAATGGTGTCTAGGAAGCGACCTTCGTCACTACCGTTAATGACAATATAACTAAGACCCAACTCTTCGCAGAGTGCCTTAGCAACTGTAGTTTTACCGACACCAGGAGGACCAGAGAGAAGGAGATTAGCAATCTCTCCTTGCTCAACAAATCCAGTAAATACTTTCTTTAACGAATTAGGGAGGATACAGTCTTCAATAGTATGAGGACGATACTCCTCCACCCACAAAAAGTTTTTCATCAAGGCTCAAGTGCAATATAGTAAGTAAGGTCAAGGTCAGAATGTTTCCACTCTGTAATCAGATGCTTGGAAGCACCTACATTATAATCGCCTTGCATCAGTCGAAGGTTTTCAACTTTCAAGTGAAGGTCATGGTTTCCTTCAAACTCACCTTTGACAGTAATGTCATAAACGTGAGAGGTATCATTCTCAAGGTCACGGACAGTCAGAAGAATCTCATCGTCTGTCTCAATCGTGAAGTCAGGCAACCTATACACGTTGGATGCTTTGTTGAGAGATGACAGGTCACTAGCAGACAGAGAGAAAGTAACATCAGACCCAGGATAGTTTACTTTCTTGTCAGGTGCTGTCTTGAGAGTAATCTCAGGGTCGCTGAAGTAATACTTAACTCGGGAGCGACCAGACTTGATAATCAGATAATCATCGTTATCAAATACCAGACTGGGATTCTCGAAGAGTGAGAGACCTGCAAGGAATTGTGTCAGGTCATAGATAGCAAAGGTTTGGGGAAACGTTTCCTCAACAGTAGCAGTAGCAAGGATATTCTCCTCGTTACTAATTGTGCGTAGGACGTTGCCCTCCTTGATAACAATCGATGTATTGATTGTGGAGAAGTTTTTGAGAATGTCGATTGTGGTTTTTGAAAGGGCAATAGTACTCATTGGTGGTAATCTTCACGGATAGCGTTTTTGTCATTGAAGTGCATAAGAAGCACAGCATAGTGTAGGACCTTGATGATGTCCATGCGAGCAGTGCCTTTCTTATCGTAACGTGATGCATACTTCAGGATGTTACTCCGACAGAATGCTTCCCCGTCACCACACGCTTCAATCAAGTCAAGGGTTTGAATTTTATCTGTGCCAGCAGAATAGTGCTGACTATAGGTAGAAGAAATGTATTCTTTCAATTCATTAAGAATACGCTCTTCATCATACTTCCAATGATTCTGATTCATAATTTACAATGTGGTCAATGTTATCAATATAGCATGTTGAGGGCTCATAGTCAAGCATCTCCTCGTCATTATACTTGTGCCCCAAGTAACAAGCAACTTCTTTTCCTGAAAGTAATTGGTTGATTTTAC